GATTAAGGTTGCTTTGGCAGCCTTTTTCCTTTATTAACCAAACAGAATAAGACTTTTTCTATTATATAGTATGATACAAGGATTTACAATAACAGCTATAGGGGCAGACATTTGTACTGAGGATAATAGAATAAATACTACAGTCGCTTCTACTCAGATTAGATTCTTAGTAAAGTTTATAAATGACCTTGATGGTTCTATTGTTTATTGTTACCCTGACTTGAATACAGGTATAAAACCAAGATATACTGATATGACGTTTCAAACTGAAATAAATCCTGATATGTTTTTAGGACAAATTTACATTACACTTGCAGGACATTGGAAGTATGAAGTCTATGAAGTAAGTTGGATAGGAAGAGTAGTTCTTTCTTTAACTACTGCTCCTGCTAATGAAACTGTTGTACTTCCTGTATCAGATGATAATGGAGTAGTTCAAGGAATAGTAACTAAAGGAATACTTAACTTAACTGAAAAAGCAGGAACAGAACAAGTACAATATACTCAGCATACAGAACCAACAGGAACAAATACTATATATTACGGACAATAATAAAAATATGGATAAAATACTATCAGTAGATTTAAGCACTTCAACATCACCTTTAGTACAAGAGGTTAGGGGAAAGGATTGGATTGAATATGGCGACGCTAACGGGCAATGGAGAAATCTTTACCCTCAGTTCTTAATTGACCTTTACTATTCAAGTTCTATAACGGCTGCAATCGTTAACGCTACTGCTGAAATGATAAGTGCAGAGGACTTAGTTATAACAGATGAAGATGATAGAGATGAAGAAGCAAGAGTAAAGCTTCAGAACTTTATGAATAATGCTAATGGTAATGAAACACTACACGAAGTCTTGAAAAAGGTAGCATTTGACTTCAAGCTTCAAGGAGGATTCGCTCTTAACATCGTTTGGTCAAAAGACAGAACACAAATAGCAGAAGTCTATCATATCCCAGTCGAGAAAATCAGATGTGAAAAACCTGATGAATTTGGAAAAACTAGAGGTTACTATGTTTCAGGTGATTGGTCAAATACAAGAATGAACAAGCCTTACAGAGTTCCTGCATTTAATGTAAACGATAGAACATCACCTAATCAAATCCTTTACACAGGGCTTTATAGTCCTAATATGAACTCTTATTACACAGCTGATTACATCTCTTGTAATAACTGGGCGTTAATAGATTCTAAGGTTTCAGAGTTTCACCTCAACAATATATCCAACGGATTCACAGGAAGCTTTATGATTTCCTTTGCGAATGGGATACCGACAGCTGAAGAGAGAAATCAGATAGAAAGGAGCTTAGAAGAGAAATTTACATCAGAAAAAAACGCAGGTAAGTTCGTACTGACTTTCTCAGACGATAAAACAAGAGTCCCTGAAATAACTTCTATTAGTCCATCAGATTTGGACAAACAATTTTTGGCACTTCAAGAACTTTTAACTAGCAACATCCTCTCAGGTCATAGAGTAACTTCTAAGACACTTATGGGCTTGGATAGTGCTAATGGGTTCTCAAGCAACGCAGACGAGCTAGCGAACGCAAGTAATTTTTATCTTAATACGGTAATAATGCCGTTTCAAGGGCAAATCTTAAAAGTATTGCACAAGATATTCCAAGTTAATAATATGGATATGCCTGTTCAGTTCGTACAGCTTAAACCAATTACAATTCAATTTGATTCTGAAACGATTAGAGATGTAATGACTCAGGACGAAATACGTGCTGAAATAGGATTAGCACCATTAGAAGGAGAAGTAGCAGAAGATTTTAAAAAAGAATTTTCTAAAGTTGGTATGATAGACGGCAAGCCTGTATTTGACACCATAGAAGAAGCCTTAGCTAGTGCAAAGACTTTAGGGTGTGAAGGGTATCATACTCACGAGTTAGAGGGTAAGGAAGTCTATATGGCTTGTGAAGGTCATCAAGAAGCTACAGAGCTTTCTAAGTTTATTGAGGAGTTTGGAGAAGATATGTCAGATGAATGGGAATTAGTAGAAGAAGAAGTAGTAGATGGCGAGCATCAAGACTTTAATTATGAAGAAGTATTAAATGAACTAGCTAATGAAAAGATAGAACTAGCTTCAACAGGTAGAGCAATTCCAAGTCGTAAGTCTGAACAAGATGGTATCTCTAAAAAGTCTTTTGATTACTTTAGAGTTCGATATGTTTATTCTCAAGATAATTTCTTAACTAATAAATCAGGAACTAAAAGAGAATTTTGCCGTAAGATGCACGCAGCAAATAAGATGTATAGAAAAGAAGATATTATTAATATGAGTACAAAGGCAGTTAATCCTGGCTTTGGTAGGGGTGGAGCAGCAACGTACTCGATTTGGCTTTTTAAAGGCGGGCCTCAATGTTTCGATTTTTGGAGCCGTCGTATTTTCAAGACTACAATAGGAGAATCAAAGACTACTAAGATAGAAGATGCTGATATGATTGGCTACACTAAAGCTAAGTCAGAAGGCTTTACTGCTAAGAAGAATGATAAGCTAGTAGCAACACCACCAAGAAAAATGAAGAATAACGGATACGTAAACGCAAGATAACACTTTAAAAATCAGACACTTATGTCATATGTACTATTTATATCAGAGTCTAAATTAAAGGACTCTACAGCAATCAGTCTTCCAGTAGATAATGCTATTCTACTTCCATACGTAAGACAAGCACAAAAGCTGTATGTTGAAACTAAGCTAGGGACGAACCTAAACCAAAAATTGAAAGACTTAATCATAGCAGGTACAGTAGGGAATGCAGGGAATGAAGCCTATAAGACTTTGCTAGATGATTACATTGGGGATATGCTACCAAACTGGGCTTTTTACCACGCTATTCCATTCCTTAGATTCAAGGTGGAGAACGGAAATATTTACGCTAAGACATCCGAAACAGGAACTGCTTTAAGCACAGAAGAAGGACAGCATTTAAGAGAGGAAATTAGAAATACAGCAGAATACTATACAGAAAGAATGATAGACTATATCTGCAATAATAACTCTTTATTTCCTGAATACAATACAAACACAGGAGCTGATGTAGACCCTGATAGAAACGCTTACTACAACGGGATGAACCTTGAAAGACCATCAGGTCAAGGAACTAGACTTACATTAGCAAACTTCTTAAATGGAGCTGATTAATGAAGAAACACTACAAGCCAAAACTAATCAATATTACTAAGCTTAAATCTTACTTAGATAAAAAACCTAAAAAAAATGAAAGCAGTTCAAGACAGTCTTCAGGTAGGGCTAGCAAATAGTACAGCTATAGCATTTAGTATTACTGAGTGCAACGAATTACTAACTCTAGTTTCTTTAATATTAGCAATATCTTATACAGTTTATAAATTCATTAAGTTTGAAGAACAAAAAAAAAATTAACCTTTTATTAATTAGAGATACATTCTCTGAAAAATCAACTATTGGTGAATTGTTTTTAAATGGCGAGAGGATGTGTGATACGCTTGAAAACCCTTGAATAAATAATAAGAAGAATCTAAGTTGTATTCCAAGAGGTGAATACAATGTAAGACTTAGACTTCCTAGAGAATCAGCAACAAGGGACTATGTTCATTTACTTGTAGAGGATGTAGAGAATAGAAGCTACATCTTATTCCATAGAGGTAATTACCCTAAAGACACAAGCGGTTGTATTCTAGTAGGACTAGGAAGCCAACAGGACTTTGTTAGTAACTCCACGTTAGCTATGGACTTATTAATCAAAGAAGTAATACATTTGGGAGGTGAAAATATTAATCTAATAATCAAAAATAAATAATATGAAAAAGTTTTTTCAGAAGTATCTTATCGGACAGATGTTAAAGTCTAAGAAGTTTTGGTATGCAATCAGTTCAGTAGTTGTTCCTGCTATTGTAACTTACTTAGGAGTTGATGATGTAACTGCAAGAGAATTATATCACGCTATCTTGGTTCTTATTGTTGGACAAGGAATCGCAGACGTTGCTAAAAAATAATCGTTATAGACTAAAACCTCACGAGGTAGCTGCTATACAGAAAATGCGAGAAACTGAAACTAGAAACATTCTAGTCATAGGGGATTTGCACGAACCCTTCTGTTTAGATGGCTACCTTGATTGGTGTTTAGAGCAGTATGAAGCCTTTAATTGTAATCAAGTTATCTTCATAGGGGATATTATTGATGCTCACGGCTTTAGCTATCACGAGCCTGACCCTGATGGTATGTCTTCAGGACTAGAACTTGAAACTGCTATAAAGAAGATAGCTAAGTGGTATGAAGCTTTTCCTCACGCAGACGTTATGATAGGTAATCACGATAGAATGGCTTCACGGAAGGCTATGTCAGGTGGTATTCCTGCTGCTTGGATAAGGTCTTACAATGAAGTATTAGGAACTCCAGGTTGGAATTGGTGCGATTCTGTTATATATGATGACGTACTTTATGAACACGGTGAAGGAGGACAAGCCGCTGCTAAAGCAAAGAACAACCTAATGTCATCTGTTTGTGGTCATACCCATACCCTTGCTTATGTTCAATGGTTCGTAGGTAAACGCTTTAAAGTATTTGGAATGCAAGTTGGTTGCGGCGTGGACTCCACGACTTACGCAGCAGCATACGCTAAGAACTTCAAAAAACAGTCAATCGGCTGCTCAGTTGTTCTAAATAACGGCGAATTACCAATCAATTTGTTAATGACTTTATAGGTTTTAACTACTTTTTTCACTCTTTTTTTAATTTATTTTACTTCAATCTACTAGATTAGAATACCCTTTTCTGTTAAAAACTTCGTTAAAAACTTTGTTAATTCAAAAAAAGGTTTTATCTTTGCTTCATAATTAATCAAATAAATATTATGAAAAATTTAACACAATGGCAAGTATGGGTAACAAAAGGAAGCCAACCTATTATAATGAGCTTACCCTTCAATAATGTAAATACAGTCTTTGAGTTCTTATGTGAGAACCTTAACAAAAGACCTGTATCAATTTC